TTTTTCAACCCACTATAAAGCAAACACAGGATTTACTGCCTCTGGTACAAAAGGATTAGCTCCTCAAATGTTAGTATGGCAGCTTCCTGAAACGGATTATTAATATGAAAACATTTACATTAGAAGATAACGAAGCAGCATTTATCCTCCGTGTGGTAGGACAATTACCTACTGAATCAGGAGCATACCCCTTGCTTCAAAAGTTACAACAACAGTTTGCTTTGATAACGCCTGCAGAGCCTGCGGAACCAACTTTAACACAAGAATAATCCTATGTCCGACCAACTAGAAACCAGAGTAGTTCGTCTTGAAGTAACTCAAGCTAATCATGAAGATGATATTAAAGAGCTTCGTAAATCAGCTACTGATCTATCCAAAGCCATGGCCAGTATAGAAAAGAATCTAGCACAGATTAAGTATATTGCCATTGGTGCCCTTGCTGTTGTATTAACACAGTCCCTTGGACTTGATCGTGCAATTAAACTATTATTTGGAGGCTAGATGTCTACAACCTTTACAGTAAGCCGTGATCAGATTATCCAGTTAGCATTACGCAAGCTTGGTGTATTGGAACTTGGTGACACTCCTGATGCAGCTACAGTATCTAATGCATCACTAGCTCTTAACCTATTTATTAAACAGATGGCAACATCTGGTTTAAAGTTATGGAAAGTTAATGAGTTAGTATTACCACTTGTTGCTGGACAGACTGAGTATGTTATTGGCCCAGCTAGTACCGGTACGGTAGATCTGAATACAGATAAACCACTTAAAGTAATACAAGCTTGGTTACGTAATGTAACTGTAACACCATCTACAGATGATGTACAGATTCAGTTGCTAAGCAAACAAGAATACAATATGTTAGGTTCAAAGTTTAGTACTGGAACACCTAACTCCTTATACATGGATGTACGTAATACTACAAGTAATGTATACATGTACGTTACACCAGATTCATATACACAGTTTAATCAACAGTTACACTTTATTGTGCAACAACCGATGGCTGATATTATGACAGCACAAGCTATCCCTGATTTCCCTACTGAATGGATGAACGTCCTTGTATGGAATCTTGCTGATCAGCTAGCTATTGAATACAGTGTGCCAGGTAATCATCGTCAAGAGATTGCTTTGCGTGCTAAGATTTACAAAGAAGAATTAGAAGGATGGGATGTTGAGACTTACTCTACATTTTTCCAACCTGACATGAGAATGGGAAGACCTTCTTCTAACAACCTACCATAACAGGATACTATGCCAATTGCAAGACTACCTTTAGCACAACCAATAGAGACTCGTGATGGTACCTTGGCAAAGGATTCTAAGTGTGTCAACGGTTACTTTGAGACTGTTGGACAGAAGCGAGAGTTTATTAAACGCCCAGGTCTAAAAGATACAGGTGCTGTTCTTGCCAATGCACAGGGACAGGGTCTGTATAACTTTAATGGTTCGTTATTTGCTGCTGTGAATAACGTTCTATATAAGATTAATCCTACAACTTATGCTGTAACTACTATTGGTACTATGACTGGTACTATAGGTGGTATAGTACAACAGTGTTATTTTAATAGCACACTTAACAACACATACTTGTTTGTACAGAATCAAGTAAATGGTTACACATACAAGCCAGCTACAGGCGTCTTTGCTAAGGTCGTTGATGATGGTATTACCGTTGTAACGATTATTACAGGTGGTACTCATTATGCTAATCCAATAGTAACATTCTCAGCCCCATCTGGTGGTGGAACAACTGCTATAGGTACTGTACAGTCTACAAGTGGTATTGTTACTGGTGTTACTGTTACTAATCCAGGAAGTGGTTATACATCAAGCGATACATTAGTTGTAACTATAGGTGATTCAGCAGGTACTGCTTGGTCAGCTGGTTTAACTGTAGCTGCAGGAGATGTGTATTGGACTGGTACTGATTTATATACTGTAACAATTTCTGGAATTACTGGAACAACTGCACCAACGTTTACAGGACCCACACCACAGGCTGATGGTAGTGCTACAGCACAATGGTTAACCGCAAACTCACCGGCTTGGGTGGCCTCAACTCCTGTAGCAGTTGATTATACTTATTGGACCGGAACTAATTTATATACTGTTACTGTTGCTGGTACAACAGGATCTACTGCTCCTACATTTACAAGTGGTACTGGATCCGATGGAACAGCAACTGTTAAATGGGTAAGTGCTCAAGGTACAGTTGGATCAGGTGCCTATGTAACAGCTTTGTTAAACGGATTCCCTGCTGGCCCTTATGCTACAGGTGCTGTTTACTTAGATACTTATACTGTTATTGGTGGGACTAATGGTGAGATATATACATCTGAACCGAATAATCCAACAATATGGAATGCACTTAATTATATAACTGCAGAAGCAGAACCAGATGGGTTAGTTGGTATTGTTAAACATCTTAACTATGTACTAGCATTTGGTCAGTGGTCAACAGACTTCTACTATGATACTGGCTCATACCCAGGTTCCCCCCTAGCTATTGCCACACCATATCACATTGAATTAGGGTGTGCTAGCGGAGATTCTATCTGTTCGTTTGAACAAACAACAGTCTGGCTTGGCACTGCAAAGGAACAAGGACCCTCGGTATACTCTATCATGGGTGTATCACCATCAAAGATATCAACACCATTCATTGATCGTATTCTAAACAATAGTACTCTTACAGATGTGATTGCATATCCATTACGAATTAATGGACATACCTTTTACATACTCACATTAGCAGATCTTAATCAAACACTTGTGTATGATCTTAATGAGAAGCAATGGTATCAGTGGACTATGTGGGCTATTGGTGATAGTGATTCTGGTGTTCCTGGTATCTATGCAGAACAGTATTTCCGACCTAGTTACTTTGCTGGTGTTGGGGAAACATACTTCTTGTTAGATGATGACAATGGTAAGTTGTACACATTATCCGATACATATTACAATGATGCTGGTGCTCCAATCTATTACAGATCAGTAACTCCTATTATGGATAGTGGAACCACTAAGCGTAAGTTTTATCATAGCGTTGAGATTGTGGGAGATAAGATTCCTGCTACAATGAATATAAGACATACTAGTGATGACTATAAAACATGGTCAAACTATAGACCAGTAAATCTTAATAATGAACGTCCACAAGTACATCAAGCAGGCGTAAGTCGTCGACGTGCTTGGGAGTTCTTATGTACTGACAACCAACCAATACGACTTGAAGCTGCTGAGATAGACTTTGATATTGGTGAGTTAGAGAATGTAGGACAACCAGCACAGCAAGGGTAAGATAGATGGTAACATACCAAGTAGAGTTATACTCTGATGTTCTTCCAGAGCTACGGGTTATATACCCAGAGCACTATAAAGAAATAGAGCAAGAGGTTAGTGGTGGTTTTGAACTAGACCCAGACTGGACTCAGTACTTTGCTCTTGAACAAGCCGGTATGTTACATGTTATTACTTGTCGTAAAGCCGATAAGCTTATTGGTTACATGTTCTACATTGTTAGTAAACACTTACATGTAAAGTCATGCGTTACAGCCTACGAAGATATATACTTCCTTCGTAAGGAATACAGAAAAGGACGGACTGGTATTCGTATGTTTCAGTTTGCTGAACAACATATGAAGTCTATCGGTGTGAATAAAATGCTAGGCACTACTAAGGTACATATAGATAACTCAAAGTTATTTGAATACCTTGGATATCAGTTTGTAGAAAAACTCTTCAGTAAATATATATAAAAAGGAATTAATATGGGTGGCGTAGTCCAATCAATCTTTGGTGGCGGTAGTTCTAGTACTGCTTCACCAGCTCCATTACCACAAAGTCAAACAGATCCGTATGGTGCTATCGGTGGTCGCACAGCGGCTGCGAATCAATTAAAAAGCTTTATGGATAATCCGTCGTCAGCTATGAGCTCACCAGGCTATCAACAACAGTTGCAACAAGGGCAGCATGCACAGCAAGCTGCTGGTGCAGCTAGTGGAACACTTCAATCAGGTGCTCAAGCTAATGCATTACAGTCTCAGGGTCAAAACACTTTTGGTTCTTACTATCAACAGATGCTTGGTAATCTTGGATCTTTGTCTGGTGCTACTTCACAGACTCCTGCTGGTGGTGCTCAAGCACAAAATCAAAGTAATCAAATTGCTTACAACGCACAGAATCAGAATGCACAGTCTGGTCTTGGTTTAGTTGGTCTGGCTCTTGGTGGTGCACAATCTGCTGGCTTATTTAATATGGGTGGCGGTGGGGGTGGTGGAAACTCTATGCAGGCTGGTGGTAGTTTTGATCAATGGTCTTCCGGTTTAGATAGTTGGGTAGCTTAAAAGGAATAGATTATGAGTTTCTGGAACAACCCTGGAGCATCGTTTGAAGGGCTAGCGCACGACCCGTGGCACAGTATGCAGAACTTTATGACTACTGGTGTAGTTCCAATGTTACCTTATATTGCTGGTGCGATTGGTGGTGCTTATGGTGGTCCCGCAGGGGCTGCTGCCGCTGGTGGTGCTACTCAAGAGGGTATTGATTACTTTGGTGGTAACTCACAAGCCAGAACTGGTCAAGGTATTATGGGTAGTCTAATGTCTGGTGCTGGTAAAGGTCAATTGGGTAGCTCAGCGTATGGTGCATACGATACTGGATCTATCGGACCTAGTCAAGGACAACAAGGTATTAGTCAGTTAATGAAACTGTTTGGTAACTCTTCTGGTGGTTCAAGTACAGGTGGTACTAGCTCTTCTAGTTCACCTCTCAATTACTTTCAAGCACGTAATCAAAAGATACAAGAATTACAGAAATATATAACTGGTGAGCCTCCATTGACTGGTATTGGCAACCAAGCTGCTGTCTCTCAAGATGCTGAGAGGCAAGCACTAGAGGGTTCTAGTATTGATAAGAATAAACCAGAATACGTAGCTGACTCAAAACCAGTTGAAGTGTTTAATGATGAAACAAGTGAAGGATAATATATGGCAAACTTAGCGCAAGCCTTTGCAGGTGGATTTGAAAGTGGTCAAGCTATAGGCGATACTATTGTTGCCGATCGTGATTTTAAACAGGCTCAAGCTGAATCAGGTCCTGGTGCTGATCTATTTACTACCTACCAGAAGGCTGGTCAGATGGCTATGCAATCTGGTAACACTCGTGTAGCAGATAAGTTTCTTAAGCAAGCTAATGAATATAAAGGCGATGCTCTTAAACAACACATCAGTGAACTTAAAGTTCATCAAGGTGAAGTCGAGGCACTGTACCAAGACTTGCAAGGTAGTAAGACTAAAGACGATCTTCTTGGTCGTGTTAATAAAGCTGCAGCTTCTGGACGACTTTCTGAAGCTGAAAAGCTTGAATACTCTGGTGCTATCAATAAACTAACTGATGAACAAGTACCAGCTTTTATTGAACAAGCTGGTAAAAAAACTCTTGATTATAAACAACAGTTAGATGTACAATCTAAGATTGTTAATGATGCGTTTGAGCATGATATTAAAACTAGAACATTAAATAATCAAATTGAACGCACTCGCCTTCTTGCTAATAAAGCTGCAGGTGGTAGTGGTAGTGGTAATAAAGAAGCTAAAGCAGATGCGAAGCATTCTCAAACACGGATTGATAAAGCAGATGATGAGTTGCGTGCTGAAAAGGCTCGTATCCGTAAACTTGATCCTAAGAAGTTTGATGAAAAAGCCAAGGCCAAACTCATTGCTGATGCTGAAATTGACCATGAAGAAGCAGTAGCTGCTGCTCAACCTAAAGAGAAATCTAAAGAAACACCAACTAAATCTGATGTCTCTTCTGTTACTCCTCAAGATAAAGACAAGTTACTGTCACTTGATAAAGAAGGTAAATTAACTAAGGGTCAAAAAGAAGAGTTTGATAGTCATTATGGTAAAGGTGCAGCTGATAAGCTTTTAGGAGGCACTAAGAGTTCTTCAAAACCAGGTGCTGGTCAAAAGACACATGATGGATATCCGGCTAGAGAAAATGCCGATGGTTCTTATTCAACTGAAGTATCTATTACTGTAACTAATCCTAAATTAAATAATGGTAAACCAACTAATATTCCTTCCTTATGGAAAGGAAAAGAGGTTGATGAAGATACGGCAGTACGTAATGCACTTGCAACCGGTAAGTCTTATAAATCGTTTAATTCGATTAATGAGGCTGTTAGTGCTGCTAAAGCACGATCAGAGGCTGGCGGTGCTGGAGCAGACAACAAACCAGAAACTAAAAAAGAATTGACTGACGAAGAGCAGTTGTCTGAGGATTTAGCTAAAGCTACTGGTGTTCAAGAACGTAATGCTATTCGGAATGATTATAACATTAGACAAGAGCGTAAAGCAAAACAAGCTAAACAAAAGGCTATTGCTGCTAAAGGGAAAGAAAAGACTGAAGCTGCTATTGCTAAGGCACAGAAGAAAGGTTTAGTCCTTTCTGGTATGTCTGGTACACAGCTTAAGTTTGTTGATCCAAAAACTGGTAAAGAAGTACTAGAATCTGAACTATAAAAGGAAGTCACATGGCAACGTTTGAAGGACCTACACAAGGTAGTACAGCATCACCTAGTACTTTTACAGGACCTTCTACAGACACACCTACTGAATCCAAGTCTACGTTTGGTGGACCAGCTAAGGCACCTACGGGTGGTATGCAAGCTGAGGTATTAGAAGTGCTTGATGGTGATACAGTTAAAGTTCGCTTACCTTCTGGACGTACTAAAGCTATTCGTGTGGCTGAAATTGATGCACCTGAAGTATCACACGATAAACGTGGTGCTCAATCTGGTGCAGATGAAGCAACTAAACAGTTGTCAGACCGCATTAGTGGTAAAAAGATCTCGTTGTCAGGCTTAAAGGGTGATCCATACGGACGATTTGTGGCTTCGATAAGTGTTGATGGTATGAATGTTGGTCAAGACATGCTGGATAAGAAAGTCGTTCAACCATATGGTCAAGAACGTACTTTCTTTGGTAAGTTTGCTGGTGATCCAGTCACTCCTAAAGAGTGGCGTGATGAGGGTATTGCTGATGCTCAAGGACACTACAGCTGGGATAGGCTTAAGAAGCATCCTATAAGCGCTGTAGCGGGCACTGTAGCCTCTGTGGTAGACCTAGCTACTGGTTTGCCTGAGTGGGCCTCTAGGACCGCTTTAACAGGCGTTGGTATTGTTAAGGAAACTTTTACTGGTGTTGACAAAGCTGGTAGTGAAAAGTCCATTAAAAAGGCTGAAGAGTTTGCTGACAAGTATACCAAAGAGTTCCATATGGATGCTCTTACTGGTTTAGCTGGACGTGCAGCCACCGCTATGGGTGCTGACCCCACAATGATTGGTCATGCTTTTGATCCTGTCTCTAAGCTTTATCAAGCTGGTCAGGATGCTTTAGCTGAACAAGGAACTAAGGTTGGTATTGCTCCTGCAGCTACTCGCTTTGCTATGGATAACATTGTAGCGATTCTTACTCCTAAAGTAATGGGCAAAGCTCATGAGGTCCTAGCTGAGGGTAAACCAACTCCTGAGTATGTTAATGAACATCGTGCTCGTAAAGAAGAGCAGTATGCACAGGCAGAGAAAGAAGAAGCCGCTAAACCAGCAGCTTTAACTGAGACTGCTATCCGTGATAAAAAGACTGGCGTTGTTGAACGCATGGGTCCTAAGCATGATGAAGCCCGTAAAGCTGAAACTAAAGACACGCATGAACAAGGATTCATTGATGCTGATGGTAACTTCCTTGAACGTAAAGATGCCCTTACTAGGGCTCAAGAAACTGGTCAAGTAGCAAAAGGTAAGAAGCTGGATTTTGCAGATGAGGGATTGCACAGTGGAGATCTCCGTGATTCTGGTGATCCTCGTTTCCAAATAAAGGAAAAGAAAGTTCGTACTGAAGAACAAGTTCGTGAAGAGCTTGTTGATGCTGCTACTCATGCTCACATGCAAAAGATTAGTAAAGCATTTGATCTTCCTGATCTTGTTACTGATATTAAAGGACGTAAGCTTCAAGCACCCAAAGACTTGGGTCTTGAGAAACTTCCTGGTATTGTTAAGGAAGAACCTACTAAGTTTGCTGCATGGGCAGAAGATCTTAAAGATAAACTTGGGGTATATGTCCGCAATGAAATCAAAGATGGTCTAATGACTCACTTTGATGCGCTTAAGATGGAAGAGATCATGCCTGATAAGGCTGGTCGTGAGCGTGTATGGGAAGCAATTCAAGAAGGTAAGGGTAGTGAACTTACTGGACAAGCTAAGAAGCTGTATGACTTTCATCAGAAGGTTATGGATGAGATCTATCAAGCTGCTAATAAGGTTGGTGCTATTAAAGGTTACATACAGGACTATGCAGCTCGTCATATTGATATGGAACAGCTGTCTGCTGAGCAGAAAGAAGCTCTATTAAAAGAGATTGGTAATGCATATCCGTCTTTACAACCAACTACTAAACATGCTCAAACACGTACAGTCACAGACTTTGGTGAGCTTAAAAAGATTATGGAAAAACATGATCTTAAATTTAAGACAACAGATCTTGCTGAAGTGTTTCGGTTGTATGCACAGTCTGTAAAGAAAGCGGTTAGAGATACTAACAAGCTTAATGCAATGAAGAAGACTCGTGTTAGTGGTCTTCCAGTCTTAATGGAAATTGGTGGTCCTGAAAAGATACCTCCTAATTATAAACCATTAAGAGGCTCTGGTATGTATGAGAACTATGCTGTACATCCTGATATCTATGATGCTGCAAAGCATCTTATAGGTAGCAACGATCCTGGGATGGTTCTTAAAGCAGCTGCTACATTGTCTGGTGCTATCAAACGTGTTGCTGTTGGTTTCTCATTGTTCCACTATGGTACATTGAACGTAGCTAACTTCTTGACAAACAAACCAATGCACAGCATTGAATCTTTTGTTAAGACAAGAGGTGGTGTTAAGCGTGAGAGTCTGTTAAAAGACCCTACAACAGGTAGACTAAGCGAAGAAGCTAAGTTTCAGATTGATAACGGAGTTACATTCGGTATTATTTCTGACTCTGGTGTTGGAGCTATGGATGCTATTGCTCAGGGTGCTGATAAACTTTTAGGTAAGGTTACAGGTAAGAACTATAATCTAATCTACAAAGCAACTCAACCAGCTCGTATGGTACAGAAAGCTCTTGACCATATGACATGGGAGATTACCCATGATGGATTAAAGCATCTTGCTGCACAGAAGAAATTAGAGATGGCTCGTTTGAATCATCCTGATATTCCAGATGCT